CCTTCTGGATAGTCAGGAGTCTTACAGAAACGGCCGTTATACTTGTCTAAGTCACCTTTATTAGTAAATGTGTAATCATTGGTAAATGAACCCAATGGCCAGTCACCAACGCTAGGTCCAAGTTGTCTAGTGGCACTAAGTTCATATCCAGGAATCATTCTCCTGATTACGCCACCACTTATTGTATCAAATCCATATGGGCCATAAATTGGGTTTCCATCATATGCAAATCCAAGAATTGGAGAATGGTTATCTGAAACTTCCTCAGCATTCTCATATTCCAAATCATAAGTACCAAAGTCCTTAGAACCATCCAATTTCAAGGATGGAAGCATTTCTCTCAGTTTTCTAGGAGCATAGAGGTGAGTAAACTGAGAACCGTAGTTACCAGTACTATTCTCCATAAATCCATCATCAAGTTTAATTAAAGTTCGATAACGGTTAACATTATCAAGTTCCCATCTCTTAACTCTAGGATCGACTACAGGTGCTCTTCCTACGGCGTTTACAGCGGTTTCTACGCTTAAGAAAGACCTATCGGTAACAAATCCAACACCGCCACTAACAACGTTCACAGAGGTGATTACACCGTCTGTTATGACTGGTGTTAGAGTAGCAAATGTACCAATACCAGATGTAATGATTTCTGGAGGTGAATTATATCCAGAACCACCTCTAGTAACGATAACTTGCTCAATTGCACCATCTTTTACAATTGGACGAAGTTCAGCACCAGTACCAGAAAGTAAATCAATATTTGGAGCACGATTATAACTTATAATTGATGAATTACCATATCCTGTTCCATTTTGAGTTAAATCAATAGAAGTAACAGATCCTCTAACAACAGGAATCATTGTTGCGTGATAATCACCTAGTGCAGTGTTAACACCAATCTCTCCACTAATAGAAACTGAAATTGGTTGATAATTGAAGATATGAGTGCCGACTCCGACTCCACTGAACCTTACGTAGGTTTCATTATCATAAGACTCTGTTAAAGTACCTCCAACACCAGCAACTGCCAATCTAAAGTTGTTATTATCAACAATAAGAACTTTATACTGTGTAGTTGTGACTAATCCACTAATTGCTGTTCCAGTAGTCGCATATGTCAATATTTCACCATCAGAATAACCATGACTCTTAATATTGATAGCATGATTAGAAGTACTGACTCCTGAAGGTATAACAGTACGTTTTTTGTTCTCATAACCACTTCCTGGGTTGGTTATGAAGATTTGATCAACTACATTCTTCTTTTCAACACTTTCAAACTTTTGAGTACCTGATCCTTTGTCGGAAAGGTCTACAGTGTTAATTCCAGCAATAGCATCATCATAATGAGAGTGTAATGTTATAGTTGTATTGTCGGAAAGTCCTACAAAGTAAACTGCACCATCTCCAAGGGTAGTAGTACCAGTTCCGACTGCTGTACCTTTGTTTTGACGATAAAAGACTCTTTCACCAGCATTAAAAAGGTGATACGTTGTAAAACCGACTGTATTATTAGAAGTATTGATACCAACTGCAACGTCAAGAGTAGGAGCATGAACTCCTTGCCTCATTTTAGCTTCTGCAGTTGCTCCAGTACCATTACCACCAGAAATCTTAATTTGAGGTTGTTCTAGGTAATCATATCCTGGATATGTAACATCAATACGCTGAAAACTACCTTTTACGTTAACATGTCCTGTTGCACCAACACCAGCAGCGTCAGTAATCAACAATTCTGGTGGATTTATGACATCATGTCCACTTCCACCCTCTGTAACGAGTATTTCATCTAAAGGTCCATAACCAATAAAATCTCTTGACTTATAGTTTGCAAGTTCAACACCATTTACAAACATACCTGTTTTTTCACCAGGTGTAGTTGTAAATTCTTCTCCAGAAGAGTCAAATACTGGTTTTGTAAACCTTCTTACCAGTCTTTGAGAATCAATTGATTTATTTTGTAATCTACTTGCAAAAGTATGAGTTGTAATACCAGCACTATTACCAGTTACACTAATAAATTTACCAGCATCAATGTTTGCACGAGAATATGCTAATTTAAAAGATTGATCATCAATTTTTAACGCAAAATATGAACCTTCTGTTAAAGGACTTAATAGAAGAGTTGTTGTAGAAGTAGAAACTACACCATCAACCAAAGTAGATGATTCAGTTGTTCCTGGGATATAATAAACTTCATCTCCAGTCTTAAAGTCATGACTTCTAGTAGTAGAAATCGTTTCACCAGCAAATGTAGCAGCAACTTTAACATCTATACCTCTTAAATCAGCATTTAACTGCTGGTTGGCATAATAAGGTATAGAAGAAGAGGTTACATATGTTTGATGTTCAGATTCTCCTTCAATAAAATCATGTGGGGAATCTGTATGCTTTGGCCCCACCATTTTCTTACCATTATGTGTATGATATGGTCCAGCATAAGGAACACCACTAACAATACCAACTACATTTAAATCATATGCGTTAGCAACGTTAGCACTAAACTTATAAGTAGGTTGTTTAACAGCAGGAAGAACTTCTGCTCTAATAAGTTCCTTTCTTGCTTTAAATTGTCTCTCTAAATCAATAGAACCTAATCCACTAAGAATAGCAATCTTATTAGATGGTATATCAACAACAGTACCTTGAGTTTCTGCACCACTTGTTTGATTAATAAGAGTAACTAAATCACCAAGGAATAAAAGGTGTACCTCTGGACAAGTAATTTTTATGTTTCCATTACCAATATCATCAACGGTTTCAATATTAAAGAGGTTAGTAACGTTATATACCCATTCTGTGAATGTTTTATCTGTATCTTTTAAAATTCCTAAATTTTGTACGTCAATAGTATCACCAGCAACCATCTGATTACTTGGTCCTGGAACCATGAAGTCAGAAACAATACCAGTAATTCTTACTGTAATTTTATTACCATCATCATCATATCCGTAGATACTAGAACTTAATCTTATAAGAGTATTCTTAGGAAAATCAACACTATTACCAGATAGTCCTAAAAATTGGTTTGTAGTCTTACTCGTATAAGTTACAGTATAATCAATAGAATCTTTTGTAAGTATTAATGTACCTGACTCTGGGAATCCAATTGTAGAATCAACATATATGGTATTAACATCAGTAACTTCATCTGTTACTGTTCTGGTAGTAGGTGTAACACTAAACTTACCGTAGATAGAACCAGATTCACTAATATCCTTATCAGAACCAGCATCTAAACTTATTTGATAGTATTGATTACCACCTCTCGTATATCCTATTACATTAGCAATTGAACCATAAGAGTAATTAAGAACTCCTGCTATAGCATCTTGATATAAAGTTTGTCCTTTAAGTTTTCTAGGATCACCACTCAAAGCAACAACAACTAAATCTTCTGTAATTCTATAATCAGCATCAGATGGTTTAATTGTTTGCTCAAATGGTTTTATGATAGATGCTTTTGAACCATATAATGCACGGAACAAAATTTCAAAAGAATCATCAGTTCCTTTTGTTATATAAAGGTCTTTTGCTTGTTTTGCAAATAATGCTTGATCAAGTCCAGTAACAAAACTTCTATCTTCTAATCCAGGTATATAAAGTCCTTTATACTTCCTAAAAAACTCATTAAGGAAAAGATTACTTAAATTAGTTACTTCTGCATCATCAGCATGTGCTTCAGACGATGAAGTATTAAAAGTGAGTTTATCTTCTTCTGTACTTGTAAAAAGTGATGTGATCGCACTAAATCCACGAACACAACCAAAAAACTGTCTTTTATCTTTACTTGTATAAGATATTATCTCACTACCAATTTTAAAATATCCATATCTATCAGGAAAACCCTCAGTTGAGTTTACAGCAATCGTTTTGACGTATGCATTAATTGCACCATCTAGATTTGTTGATTTAACAAGGTTCTTTTGACGAAACGAGTCATTCTTAATATATTGATCTATATTTTCAGCAAGATCAATAGGAGCACCTTGAGCTTCCTGTGATTTATAATATTGCTCTAAAAATTCTCCAAATAATGGAGATTCACTTCTAATCTGTTCCGGTATCTGTTGACTGACAACAGAATAGGTTTTAGCTCTTGTTTCTATCATTAGTACGAGTATCCGCCACTGACGTTATTAGCAGCCACCTCAGTAGAGTTAAATGATGTAGAAGTTGTGTATGTGGTAGCATAAGAAGTATCAACTTCTTGTACATTAACAGCTTCAGTTCCTGTTACTGTTGTATACTGAGGAACTCCTCTAACTAGTGGAGATTCTCTATCAGTTCTTCCGTTAGGGAAACTAGAACTAACAATATAGTTAGAACCAGAAATATCTTCACCAGAAGAGATAGTATCAGAAACCATCGTAACTAAACTGTTACTAGTATCTAGTTGCAAATAAAGATCCTGTAATCCGATGATGTCATATGATTTAGGAGTACCACTAATTTGAATAGTAGGTTGATCTGTGCCAATTACTGTAGAATTAATAATTAAGGCATTAATCAGTATTTCACCCTTAGCATAATCAATAGTACCAATATTATTCCTAATAACTGCAACTTGGTTGGAAGACAGAAGTTTAAACAGAATTACTCTTCCTGTTTTCCTGTCAGCATTTGGTATATCGGAAATATAGACAGTTCCGTTAATACCACTAACATTAAAACCAGAAGATTTTATATTATAACCATTTAATGAATTAACATTAAATGCATTACCATAACAAAGTTCATATGTTGCCAAATCTCCCAAAGCAGGCCTCATATCCCTTCTCATCGCTATTCTAGTGATGTTAGAAGTGATAGCAGAGTCTGTTTGGTCAACTAAACGTGTTGCTTTAGAGAACTTAAATCGCGCTCCAAATGTGTTCAATTCACTTGACTTAGAATAAGTATTCAAAGTCGTTGTTATCGCTGTTCTAAGCGCATTTACGCTATTCGTAGCGTTTGCATTATAATAAGCACTAGTATCCATTTCAACGAACAGATATTTAAGATCTATAAGTTGTGGAAGGATTCCAGCAACTGTATAACGCTTTAATTTGTTCTTAAGTTCAATTTTTTCAATTTGAGACAAATATTTGCCATTTTTTGGTTTTATGCTAATAAAGACTTTTCCAAATTGTGGAGGATCCGTATCTTCACCTCCATAAACAGAAACTGACTCTGTATTAGCGTAAACATTAGAAATAATCGCTTTATAATCATCTGCAGTCACTGCACGGTTCTGAGCAGAGTAAACTAAAGGTGCATATTTCTTAATTGAAGAAACTGACTCAATATCATCACCATTTCTAGCTGAATCAACAGCAGCAAGGTCTGAAATTCCCTCTGTAACGTTTACACCGGAATTATCTTCAATAGTTCCTGTGAAAGTAAAGGAATTTACGCCATTTGCGTCTTTTCCGTTTGTAGAAATGTAATTTACAGTGACAAAATTAGAATCTTCAAGTTTTTTACCAAATTTACCATCTCCAAAGATAACTTCATACTTCTCATCGGCAACTTCTTGCAAAAGGAAGATTAAAGAGGTGTTTGTAACGTCAATTATGTTGTTAGTTAACTTATAAACCGTTTTTAAGTTGGTTGAAGCACTATTTGGTGATACTGCTACCTTAATTGTTGATGTATCAATGCTATCATTGGGTAAAATGAACCTTTCAATAGGAACATTGTCTCCAGACTCACGATATGTGAAAGTTTTAGTTAAATATGAACCTTCATAAATGTCAATGTCATTAAATTCAGCAATATTCTCAACAACAGGGACAGTTATGTCATTCATTATGGCAAAACTGTAATTTGATGATGAAAAAGTGTTAGAAACAGCTACAATTCCTGCTTTAAGAGTTAATGTTAATGGTTGAACAGCATAAGAAGAGGTATCAACGAAGAAACTTACCTTTGCTTTTGCTGATTTCTTAGATCTTGGTGTATATCCGACGTTTCTAGCTAGTGCTGCAACGTTTTCTCTTAAAGTTGCACTGTCAATGAAGACTTCATTAGCAACCATGTTGCTATTATAGGCAGTAATGTAAGAATTATATGCTAAAGTGTCAATTAACACCGATATATTCGACCCTTCAAAGTCAAAATCAGTAAAATTTGAGTTTGATCTCAAATAATCCTTAATTTGAGTCTTAATATCCTCAAAATCTAAATTTGTAAACTGTGTAAGAGGCATTTATCTAAGAGATTCTAATACAAAATTAACAGATTGAGCAGGAATAGCGATTCCAACGATTTCATAGACGATAGTTACGTCAAAAGCATGCGAATCGTAGTAAGGAATAACCTGTACGTCCTGCAATTTCACTCTAGGTTCAAAATTATCAATAGTATTTGTAATTTCGTCAGCAATTATCGATGCTGAACCTGCATCCATCAATTCAAAAAGACTTTCACCTAGCCTAGAACCTAAATTTGGGTTGAATGGACGCTCCTGAAGGTGCGTCAACACCAAATTCTTAACGGCACGAGCAATTGCACTCTCATTTTTCAGAGGAATCACGTCTCTAGTGATAGGATGAGGCCTAAAAGACAGTGAAATGTCTTTAAAACCACGTGATACTCGCTCGACCGGCATTTATACTAAGATTTTCTTTTATTTAGACGATTAAATTAGGATCCCACAGCTCGCCGTCTTCACTCTCAGCACTAAACAAGTCATTTTCAGCAATATTTTTCCTAATTCTCTTCTTTTTAGGTGTTAAATCGTCTGCAACAATCTCTCGAAGCATTTTTTCATGCTGTACAGCACCTAAATTGTCTAAAAAATCGTTTTGAGCTTCCATTTTAGTTTGAGTTCCAACGTGGACCGGACTTATCTGTCGTACTATTTACATTTCTGTATTCGCAATCAACTAATTTACCGTTTCTTTCGGCAACGTAGATGCGATCATAGCATTCAAAACCCATCTGTTCCAAATATTCATCTAATTCTTCCCCTGTATTAGCATTTTCATAGTCATCTGACTCATCATACTCTGCATAAATGAAATCTACGTTCTTTAAATGCTTACCAGCACTCTTTAAAACCTTTAAATCATTACCTTGAGTGTCAGTTTTGAGTACATCTATCCTATCGTATTCTAAATTATCTAATATTTCTTTTAAACTAATAGTCTCGACGGAATATATCCTGTCAACGAGGTTTTCAAATCGTCCAATTGGCTTACAAAGAGAACTAGTGCCAGGGTCTCCACTAAGTCCATAGAAATCTTGTTCTCTGGGTTTACGGACATTAGAAACAGCAGCTTCAATAAGGTAACATCTATCCCCCGCATTTGAAGTCTCCACGTGCGAGCAACAAGATTTAAAGTTACCAGGATGTGGTTCGATTCCAATAACATAGACTGATTCATCTTGTAACCATTTAGTAGCGTTTGGCATATTAAAAGAGAGACCAATATCAAACCGGAGTTTTAATCCGGTTGATAGTCTCTTATTGATCCACTCATAGTCAATCATTTTCCTTGTCCCCGATACCTTTTGGGTTTTTTGTTCCGAGAGGAAGCGGCATATTTCGAGTGTTTGCCGGTTCCTTGACGAGTTTTTTTCGGGATTGTTTCCACAAAGGAACCGCCCATAATACTTTGTTTTACTTTAGCCAATTACATGCCTCCATTAATAACGATATGACTTACAAGAACTAAGGTAAGTCCTTGAAGTGCCCATAAACTAAATGACGCGGGTTTTCTCATGTCCTACACGAATCCGAGGATCGCACCAGATTTCCATTCCCGCCTCTATAGCATCTAAACAGAAACTAACATCTTCTCCACACATATCTTGAACTGCTCCGGACTCAAAGACTTGCATCTTAGGTGCGAAC